GCGAGCTACTGGAACTCCCACGGGACAAGGTGGCCCCGCTCCTGATGTGGGTGGTCTTAGATCAGGACTACGGCGCTTTGCTGCGGCACTTCTCGAACGTGGCTCTCTGTGTGGAGCAACCCGAGATGTTCGTGCGGGAGGTACTGGACAAGAAGCTCCCCGCAATTCGCGCTTGGTGTGCAATGGAGAAGACCATACACCTGGAGCAGCGGCGTTCGCGGACCCAGTATGGCCGGTGGTGTGCGCATCCTAGTGCGATAACTGACTGTTTCTACCATCAGGTCTTCGGTCTTGTTCGAGATATCGTCGAGGTAGCCCAGGTGAGCCTGTTGAATGCGGGCGCTAAGGACGTGCAGGAGCTCAAGACTCACTGGTGGCAGATGGCTCTTCTCTCTGGCCACGACGATGGTCACATACTAGAGCATGATATAGATGTGCCGTTGGACCGTAAGCTGAAGAGCCTGTGCCAGCTCGGGTATCCTGTCGCACACCTAGATCGAACCGGAATCGCCTTGGATCCGGCAGTCTATGTGGGGACAAAGGACTGATATGTGGGACCGCTTCTGGATTAAGGTTAAAGAGAACCCAGAGACTGGGTGCTGGGTGTGGACTGCGCGCCGCGACTCTGATGGCTATGGGCATTTCAAATTCGTAGGCTGTAGCCTCCGGGCACATCGCCTAGCCTATCGGATGCTCGTTGGCTCTATTCCTAGCTGGCTAGAGATTGACCACCTGTGTCGAAACCCGGCTTGCGTGAACCCGGCGCACATGGAGTTGGTAGCGCATCAAGAGAATTGTCGGCGTGGCCTGGTAGGTCAGGCAGGCGCTATCCGCCAGCGAGCTAAGACCCATTGCCCTCGGGGTCACCCCTACGATGAGGCGAATACCTATCGGTCTCGCGGCGGGAGGTATTGTCGGACGTGCAAGCGAGAGGCCATGCGGAGGTGGAGGAGAAGGCGACATGGGCACGATACACCCTAGCCAGAAAAGACGGGCTATTGACCGGCGGCACGTCTGGACGCCTGGGCATCATCCGCGCGATCCAGACGCTATACCCGAGAGTCCCTGGCGCTATGTGAAGTTAGAGGTCACCGAAGGCCCCCAGGCAGAGCCGGACCAGCGGGGTCTCTTGATAGATAGCGTCGATACCGGTGTCACTTGCTGGGGTTGCAACGAAGATACCTTCCGCCTAGTGGGTGAGCGGAGTGCCCAGTGGATCCTCGAACAGCCGGGTATCGAGATCCTCGGCGCCCCCGCTGACTGGCGGGAGCAGGTCGCAGGGAAGTCCGCGGTCATCTGGGTCTGCCCACACTGCCAGCAGAAGGTAGTATGGCAGAAAGACAAGATGCCCGCGATAAGGAGGTAGCCATGCTAGCTAACCTGTTCGGGTGGGTAGGCACTGTGGGGCTGATGCTCTTTTATGGCCCCCAGCTCATCTCGCTCATCAGGACGCCCCGTGTGGTGGGGTTCAACGTCTTCGCCTGGAGCTGCCTGTTCGTCGCTGTCATAGCGCTGGCCCTTGGTGCTGCCCTAACCGGCTGGTGGTCAGGCGCTATCGCCAACGCTCTCTCGTCTATCTGCGTGGCCGCTAGTATCTACTACATGCGGAGGAAGTCTCGGTGATCTGGGATAGGTTTTGGGCTAAGGTCAGAGCGGACCCAGCGACGGGATGCTGGGTGTGGCAGGCGGGATGTTTCTGTGATGGTTATGGAAACTTCTGGTGCTGTGGGTCCGCCCACAGAGCGCATCGTTTCGCCTATCGACAGCTTGTCGGCCCCATCCCCTCCTGGCTCCAGATCGACCACCTCTGTCGGAACAGGGCCTGCGTCAACCCAGCGCACATGGAGCTGGTAACATGCCGAGAGAACCTTTCGCGCGGTGTGGGCATTGGGTTGGGGGCAGTGCGGTTTCAAACAAGTAAAACTCATTGCCCACAGGGGCACCCTTATGACGAACAGAATACCTATATTTACCCTACTGGGGCGCGTGGCTGTCGTGCGTGTAATCGTATTCACAGTCGAGAACGGAGGCGCAATGCGAAAACGAGATCCTAACAAGCATCGCTCTACTGGTTGTGAACGGCAGCAGCCACAAGTTCGTATTAGGCTGCATACTCCAGAAACCCCACCGGTACATAGGCATATTGACGCGACTTTCAGGGTGGCCGCAGAAGACGATTGGAGTCTGTGGGCCAAGACGTGCGCGGAGGTACTGGTACATATGGGTTATACATATGAGCCGTTTATCATCGGTTTCCTCCTGGACCTGATTAACGGATTCTCGAAAGAGATCCGTTGGGAGCTGGTGAAAGGACTCTTTCTAGGTTGGGGCTGCGAGGTGGAGCCACAACCTGATGGTAGCGTTTACGTGCGCCCAGCCCAACGCTATGAGCCCTTGGGGGCGCCCGAAGAAACGAAATCCGGTATTATTCTGCCGAGCGACATGGAATTGGAGAAGCGCACGGAAGGAGGGCTGATATTGCCGTGAGTAAGCAAGACCCTAATGTCCTCAGGGAGCGCCGGGGCGTCTTGGCGCCTAGACCTTTCGCTGGGACCTTGATCAAGTACGACATTGAGGTCATGGGCCGTGGGCCATGGGGCACCCGCTCCATCTGGTGCCGCACCTTGAGCCAGGAGGCGCGGGAGCTACTAGAGCAGATCTGCGTAGAGAAACGGTACTACGCCGACCGGTACGAGTACCGTATCCTGGATGAGATGGTACGGATCATCGAGAAGAACTTCCCGATCTCGCCTGTATGGGAGGAGGCACATCGAGAAGAACCCAGACCCTTTTGTTTCATACACATGATGCCCGAGGTTCTGGAGGGTAGTGCCCTTGGCTACTATTGCCCAGGGTGTATCGAAGATGAGGGGCGGTTGAGTCCGAAGTTAGGCTGGCTGAGATAGGAGGCCCAGAAATGCGAATTGCAGTCCTGACCGGCGGGGGCGTGGCCCCTGGTGTCAACAGTGCTATACACCGGCTAGCTATTCTTAGCGAGCTCCATGGCCATACGCTCTACGGGATCCGCGGTGGCTGGCGGGGCCTCCACGATGGGTACTTCATGCCGCTGTCCTCTGGGATGCTCAACCCTTGGGCGCCGGGGACGGTGTTGGGTACATCCCGGTGGAACCCAAGGGGCAGCATGGTGGCTATGATAAGGATCATCCACCGTCTCGACGATAAGAAGATGGACGGCCTCATCGCCATCGGGGGTAACGATACCCTGGCAACAGCGCTGGCGTTACACGAGGAATACTCCAACGGGATCCCCATCGTCGGGATCCCCAAGACCATCGACAATGACCTGCCGGGGTGCGATACTAGCATTGGCTTCTCGACCGCTGTGGCAGTGATCAAGCGTGCTGTCGCGGACATTGGGGCCGTCGCCCGCTCAATGGAGCGCACCTACATTATCGAGGTCATGGGCCGTAGGACTGGCTGGCTCGCGGCCCACGGGGGCGAAGACGCTAGCCAGGTAGCCCTCCCTGAGGTTCCTTGTACCCCGGACCACTTCTTGACAGGTGGTGGTGTCATCGTTATCTCAGAGGGGGCACACATCCACAACGGAGACATGGATCTCCCAGTGGCGCTCGACTCTTACGGGAATGAGCTGTTGTACCAACGCCACCTTGCCGACCGGTTGGCCAACGAGTTCGGCGCGCGCGGCGCTAACGTGCGGACGTTAGTCCTAGGGCATCTCCAGAACGGCGCCCTCCCGGTGGAGGACGACATGGAGCTTGGGCGGGTTTACGCCACTGAGGCCCTAGTCTGTCTAGAGGATGGGCTGACCCTAATAGTCCCGGCTTACTTTGCTGGGGAGCTACGGCGCCAGCCGCTAAAGACAATGGCCGGGCAGCAGCGCGAGATGCCGCGGAAGACAATCGCGGATCTAGTAGACACTGGTGTGCGAGTAGCAGGATGGGAGGAAGACTAGATGCGGCTCAAGATTAGTCACTGGCAGCGGGGTTGGTTCGGGGCTGGCGTATTCCTAGAGCGATGGCCGGTGACATCACGCCGACGCCAGAAGCGTAATGGTTGGTCCATCATAGTTGCCCTTGGGACCCACCGCTGGACGTTATCCAGACTGCCGGAGGTTAGGGCGGAGGACTAGGACATTCGCTTGATCATCTCAAAGATAGCGTAGGCGGCGGAGGCCAAGATAGCGCCGATGCCGCCTTTCTTTAGCGTCTGGGCATTACCGGCACCGTGGTTACGCTTCATGTGGCGGTCAAGTTGGTCGCGGATGCTAGTGACCTCGGCCAGTCGCTCTTCAGCATTGACCGTGATTCTCTTGTCCAACGCAGTGAAACGCTCGTCGATGTTTCCAAACCTATCGTCGAGGTATTCACGTAGTTGGCCTAGCTCGTCACCGTTCATTTGACAAAACCCACTACTTTATATTATACTAGATGCGAAGAAGGAATACAAACAGCAGGAGGTCCCAGATGTCCAGGAACAAGCGGCCCGAACAAACGTCCCCCCCGACTGAGCCCGCCCTTACCCCCGCACCCGAGGCCGGAACTGAAGAGGCCGCTGGGCCGCCGCCTGGTGCCCCCCCTGGTGGTCAGGCGCGTGTTGGTGTGGACGATCTGCTCAAGGCTATTGGTACGCAGACCGTAGAGATCAACGTCCTCCGTATGCAGGCGCAGGAGATGCGGCAGGGGCTCATGGTTCTCTTCCAGGAGAAGACCAAGCTGGAAGCGGAGCTCAAGGAGCTACGGCCGAAAGAGGAGGGGGAGGATCCCGAAGAGCAGCTCGACCCGGATTAGGTAAGGTCATTAGGTACTTGTTCGTCCGTTGGCACCACGCCGAAGCGTCGCTCATCTGCGCCAAAATCTGCGGCCACGGTCTCGGCGCTGGGAACGGCACCGAAGCGCCGCTCGTCCGCACCGAAGTCATTGGGGACCAGTTCACTACTCAGAATCGAGCCAAAGAGTCTTCCCAGCAGCGTCGGCGTTGTTCCCAGTGGCAAGTCTGCCTCCGAGTAGACCCACATTCCCATGAACTGTGTCACGCGGCAGAATATGTCGTGGTCGGCATCACCCGTCCGGTAGCCCATGACTAGGTCGCCATCGTTGGTGATGTCAGCACGCACCCAGGCACCGCCACCAGGCTTATCGAGGACGTTCCACTGGTAAGCCTTATAAACGGCGCCAGGATCGGACTGAGCGATTGTCTCCTCGTTCACGCCTAACTGCACTACACGGTCTACGGCCCACTTTGTACCACCATCAGCCACGCTCTTTAACACCGCCCAATGACACACGGCCTCAACCGTGCAGGGGTCCGGCAGGCCCACGTCCCCGGCGGCATCCATGTCGCTAAGCTGCTCCTGGCTGGTCGCATTGTCCTCGTTGTACGAGGTGTCGCCGTCGTCATCGCCAAGCTCATCCCACTCTGTCCAGGTTCCGGCCCCACCACCTTTGGCGGCCCAGTCCCGGGTATCGTCCGCAACGGTCGGCTGATCCAATATGGCCATGCGGGGGTAGGCGGCAAGGTGCGGAGCATCGCCCGCCGTCGTGGAGGTTCGGCATGTGATGTCATCCGCATACACCTTCGTCCCACGACTGACGCCACCCGGGAGGTCCTCGCCCAAGGCTGCACCAGTAGTATTCCAAGCAAGACCAGCCCATGTGCCCAAATCTTTTGCCCAAGCCGCATCCTCAGTCCCGTCGATATACAGCCACGTCCATACGTGGTCGCTTCCCAAAGTCAGGGCGTCGATAATGAATGTGAACTCGGTCCAATCGTTCTCCGTAAACGCTGTCGTAGAGGGGCCATTTATCAGGTTTCCACCATCGTCATAGAGCCGGAGCTTTCGGTCTGTCCCTAGACGCAGATAGCGGTCATCACCGGCATGTAAATATGCTGAGTATAGGCCCAGTTCGGATGAGGGGGTTCCGGTCCATATCTGTGCTTGGAGCACCCAGATACGGCCATCCGCAGGTGACACGTGTAGTGAGAAGACTGCATTGGCACCGTTTGAATCCAGGGGCAACAGGATGCTATAGGCACCCGTCTTTTTGCGCACCCCAGAGACCGAACTACTCACAGCAGTTGAGTTCCACGTCTCCAGTATCTTCGAGCCAGATTCGCCACCAGCAATTTTCCACCACGTCCAGGCCATCAGCGTGGCCTCGCTGCCAACTCTGTCGCCTTGTCCAGCATCTTCTTGCGGCCTAGTTCATAGGTCCTGACGCCCTTCTCGTCATCAGTGTGCTCCGAGGGGGTCAGCCCGAACCTACTCTCCAGGACCTCCATGAGGACCTTCTGGTATGGCCATATCTTGAAGACGATCCGCCGTCGCCGCGCATTCATGCCAGGCCAGCGGCGCTTGCCCTCTTCCGCGCTCGCTTTGCCCAGAGCAATCGCGGCTTCCCACCATCGCTCCTTATCCTTGATAGGACCGCCTATCGGCCCCCAGACGACGGTGTTGTTGCCCACATCGCGGGAGAACCAGAAGGCGCAGTCTCCACCCTGCTCGTTCCGCCAGAGCATGACAATCTGCTTAGGGTCTTCGATTCGTTCACAGATAGCCTCCTCACTCCAAAGCTGGCCAACCGCTTCCAAGAGGCTCTGCAAAATCTCCCAGTCCTTGACCGTTGCCAGCCGAACGCTTCCGTGTTTCATTGTCATTCTCCTATTGCAACAGCCCGTATGTCTTTAGGTCTGCGATGAGCGTTGCCAGCACGTCGGCCAATTCATCTATCGTCGTGGCGTTCGCGTCGAAGGCCCGGTCTGCACTCACGTTCGAGGTCGTGTACGCGGACGCCCGTGCTGCCGGGGTCACGCCGAAAAACCCCAGTTGCGGGGTCGATCCAACTTGCACCTCAAGTATCTTCTGGCTCCCAGACCCGCCAATCCAGAAGCTCTTGTTGTCTACTAGCGCCCGCAGCGCGAGGGCCTGACTTGCGCCATCCGCACCGTCCGTCTCGAACTGCCACGCCCGCGAGGTGTTGAACTTCAGGAGCAGGAAGTCGTCGCCTGGTGTAGCATCTCCAACCGTCAGGCCGCCGTCAACCTCCAGGTCTTCGTTCATCCAAACACGAAGAGGGTCAATCTTTAGTTCAATTGCCCCGCCAATCCAGAATTGAAATTCGTTGTTTGGCCGGTCATAAATCAGATAATCACTGCCCGCGTCGAACATGATGAAGGGGCAGCCAAAGATGGAAGCGCCCAAGTGGAAGTTCGCGTCCGTCGAGACGGGGTAGACGATAGAATCCTTCAGCAGCGAACCTTCGATAGTTACACCGACAGCGCCCGTGTATTCGTTGATAGTATTAACAGTGAGCGTGCCGGGGACACGGACAAGCTGTTGGTCGGCCTGCACCTCGAAAGCAAGAGTGGTCGTGCCGTCAGCCTTAAAGATTTGGAAGTCGGCGCTACCTGAAGTATTCGTCTGCCGGAAGATTCGGAAGAGAGCATTTGCTGTTGAGATGTTTGGGTAGTCCACCAGGAAGGTAGTATTCGCATCAGTTGCGCCCAAGGCGAGGTCAATGTTGCCGTCCTTCGCCAGGGTAATCTCGGTGTCCTTGAGGAGCACTCCCTCGACAGTCACACCCGCGCTCCCACTGTACTCATTGATGGCATCTACTAGGAGTGTCCCAGCCAGGGCGAGGCTCGTAGACCAATAGGCGTCCGTGCCATCTGCACGCAGCACAGAACCATAGGCACCAACGGTTAACTCATCCCACTTCGGAGTTGCGTTGCCGTAGATGAGGGAGCCCCGCGAGACGGCATCAGCCATCGAATCGGTGTGTACTGAGCCATCGAGTATTGCGTGCCCCGGCGCCACGACCGCAGCCGTAAGGTCGTACTCCGTCCCGCCAGTGGCAAGGAAGTACACCTTGTCGTCGTTCTTCATGTAGAGGCGACCGTAGCCGTCAGCGGGGTTCGCAGGCTTCGTGATTTCGGCAAGTTCGAGGAGGGAGTCAAGGAGCTTGGTGCCCTCGACGGTCACACCGGCGGCTCCTGTCAACTCGTTGATAACATCGACCTTGACCGCGTTGGCATCGGCGGTGAGTATGTCCGACCCACCAACGCGAAAGTGGTACACGTTGCTCGCCCGGTCATAGTAGAGGTCGTCGCTGCCGGTATCGAAGACAATCTTCGGGTTGGTGACGAGGCCAAGGAAGAAGTTGGCGTCGCTAATCTCCAGCTCGTCTAGGCCGAGGGTGACGCTGTAGTCCGTCAGGTTCGTCCAGGAAACGTCAGTACCGTCAGCGGCCAGGTAGGTGCCTGCCACTCCTACGGGCAGCACGCCCCACGCTGAGGCGCCGCCGTAGATAATGGACCCTCGGGCATAGGTGCAGACAATCTCGGCGCTGAGCTCGCCTGTCGCTGTCCCGACGAAGAAGTCGACCTCCGTGACATCCTGCAGGCGCTTGGCCAGGTCGTCTAGCCCCTCGGCCACATCGTCGGGGTCGGGGTCTACCCAGTCAGCGCCGTCTCCCGGCGTGTAGCCTATCTCACCCGGGGGAATGCCTGTGGGGGCACCGGTAAGATTCGTGTCCCAGCCGTAGTAGGCATTGAGGAACAGGCAGTCGGTGGCGGTGTCGTTGACTGTGATGGCCGTCCCGGAGCCAGGTCCGGTGAGGCTATTGCCCACGATAGCCACACCAAGGAATGCGCCCGTAGCAACATCGAGGAGGGCGAACGCGCACCCGCCCGCGCTTCCGTAGTAGGTGTTGCCTACGATAGTCACGCGACTGATGTTGTTGCTCGCAGCCGTGCCGAGCTCGATGAAGTTCACCGCGCCGGTGTGAAGGAAGACGTTGCCGGAGATGGTCACCTCCTCAGTGCTAGCGTGCGTGTAGGCGAGCTTCAGGAGGTAGCCAGAGACGGTGAGCTTGTTGTTGGTGACTATCAGCTCGGTGAAGAGGTCGACGTCCGTGTTGTCATCCCGCTCGATGAGGTTCACGAGCGCCATATCGCAGTCATGCATGATGAGGTGGCCAACGGCACTGCCTGCTGTAGTAGTAGCAGCGATGGCGTTCATCACGCCTGTGCAGCCGTTGAGGGTCAGGCCCCGGAAGATGCCCGAAGTAGCAGTGTCATAGTCGAGGAGGTATGTCCAGGTCCCGGCGGCGCTGAAATCCACGTCGTTGAACCACAGTTTGACAACGTAGCCGCCCCCGGAGACCTCCATGAACGCCCCAGACTTACCAGTGTCCCGCGTGAAGCCCATGTGCTCGAAGAGTAGCTCGGCGCCCGCACCGTCACCAGAGCCGTCGTTGTGCGTGATGGCAGGCCCGTTGAAATTGAAGTGGATGTTATGCTCAAACTGACCGCCGCCCATGATGATAATACGCTGGTTGGCCGAGAGCATGGAGATCGTGTGGGTCGCCGTGCGGCTTTCCGAGTGCGTGGCGCAGATCCAGATGAATGTCTCGGTGTTGGCGCCAAGGGCGATGGCGGCCTCCAAGGCGCCACTTGCTCCAAAGAGCGTCAGGTGGGTGCCCTTACCGTTGGAGTCCACCACCATATCGGCGTTCATCTGCCCGTCACCCCAGATCCCAACGACCTGGATCTTCACATCCCCGCGGAAGGTGCGGTCTCGGGCGCCGCCGGAATAGCGTGGCGTGCACGCCTTGAAATAGACACTACCGCCCAATGAGGAGAATATAGCCGTGCCGTCCTGGCCGGTCGTCTTCGAATCAGCTACGTCCGGCCAGCTCCACAGGGCGATGGCCTCGATCCTGACGTTCGCCAGTGGCCGGTAATCCTCATCAAGAGCTGCTACTAAATACCACATTAGTCTGCTTGTGTCCTTCTTGGTCGGAGTCCGTTACCCCGCCATGCTTGCTCTAGCGTGTACCCTTTCCGGTTCGCAATGTCATCCTCCCAAACGTCCACTATCCTGATACCACGTGACTCTAATGTCTGCTTTGCCACTAGGTCACGCGCGCGGTCACGTGGGCGGAGAAGGTGCCAGCGGATGCCCATCACCCGCCAACCCAAGTTCTTCGCTGGGAAGTAGAAGTCAAGTAGGAACCCACCGTAGACCGTCCGCCCGCCGAACAGGGGGTGCTGGAAGTAGAAGTCGAGGCCCTCTTTCTGCTGCTTCTCATTGACCAACCATTTCCAGCAGATGAACTCGGGCCAGGAGCCGTTCGTAGCGGCGTGCCATGCGGCGAACTCTTCCAAGAGTTCCTCGTTTGCCTCATCCGAAAGTGGGAACTCGATCTTGAAGGGACGCTGTTCGCGCCCCTCGCGCTCGAAGGTTCTACGGCGGGCCGGGGCTCGTGGGACTCTGGGAGCCTGAGGAGCTATCGACATGTTGGCCCCCCACTATGGCGCCACATACGCCAACGGCTGGATAAGCTGAAGCTCCACGTAACCTCGTGCCTTAGCCTCGGTGCGGAAGTCGTCAAGCGAGAGCGGCAGATCTGCAATGTGCACCAGGATGTGGCCCTCCGTCTCGATAGTGGGGACCTTCATCACTAGGAGGGGCTTCGTGTCGTACAGTGTCTTCAGCTTCTCCCAGATGCGATCAACCGTTGCGTCTGCCGAGTCGATCTGGTACTGGGCAGGCTGCTCGACCATGCGGTTGATGTCCACCCTGATAGTCCAAGCTGTGCGCAGCTCTGGCTTCTTATCGTAGGCTAGGATTAACGCACGTGCATCGGGCGATAGCGTGTTGTCGCCATCTGCCCGGTTGAGTGTGATCTGGAGTTGGACTGTTCGGAACTCGATACCCTGGTGGGTTGCGCTATCGAACCACAGCTCTATGGTTGTGTTGTTGAAAGTACCGAGCTCAGTCCATCCGCCCTCGGAATTATCAAGGCGGTACTCGACCTTCACTGTCTCGTTTGCGGTGAGGTAGAAAGCGTCGATCTTCATCTTGTACAGGACACCCTTTAGGTCTGCGAATCCACCGTCGATCCACCCGGTTATGAAGGAGAGTGGTCCATTCGAGAATTCGTCCGTGCCCATTATTGGACTGCGGCCGTGCGGGGGGACTGTGTAGAGCCTGGCGCCCGCACCGGTAGTGCTGTTGTACGCCGCGGAGCCCATGATCCAGATCCGCCGAGACTGTGTTGCTGTGAAGAGGACAGGCAGGCGCTCCATGAAGCCCACAAAGGAGGCGAAGGTGGCGATTGCTGGGCCAACTGGCGTCCAGCCGGTGCCAGTATGGACCATTAGCTGGGTGGTGCCAGCTAGCGACCAGACGGCGTAGAGGAACTCGCCGTCAGAGAACAGGCAGGTAATGCAGCCAGTAGCCATACATGGCGGGAGTCCATCCTTCACGCGCGGCCCAATCTGCCGGACGGTCTCGATTCCACCGGCGAGGTACTGGTAGACCGCGAACGAGTCAGTTACAACCACCGAGTCCTGGTGGATGCAGCCCGTAACGAGGCGCAGCGCGCTACCCAGGTTGATCGGATGGGCTGTCTGGTTATCAAAGTCGAGGGCGTAGAGCTTTCCGGCATTGATGAAGTAGATGGCTGGACCCCCCCAGTGACCAGTTGCTGTTCCCATGAAGGTCACAGCCCCGTAGCCGGAGTCGTAATATGTGACCGGCTCTGTGGCATTGTCGTCGCTCCACTCTACGCCGTCCGTGGACATGACGATCTTGGCAATAGGTGTGGCGCCTACCAGGAGATTCACACCACCACCCTTGTTGTAGACAGTGACATCTTCTATGCACTTCTTTGCTCCTAGCCAGGTACTGTCTGGGACGATAGCCCAGGTGGTGCCGTCCGTGGAGCGGAACATGTAGGTTGTACCGGAAGCATCAGTACCAGCGGCATATAGGTAGCGGGTTCCACCAGGCTCGCAGAACTCGACGATGGAGTTGATACGCTTACAGTTAGTTATAGTGCCGCGGTGCGTCAAGGAGGTGCGGGCAGCAGGCGTTTGGTAGATCTCGTCGCCGATGCCGACGTACAGGTGCCCGCTCGCCCCGCCAATAGCCGACAGGAGGTAGGGCATTCGCCCTACCGGGCCGACGATCCCGTAGTCGTAGCTGCCAGGGGAGGCGGCGAGGGTGTCGATATCTGGCGGTAGGATGACGCGGCCCCCGAAGCGGATGTCTACGCCGCCCACGTTGTCCCAGCAAGTGCCAAGCTGCTCGCGCATGTCGAGCTTCTTGTAGCCCACGCCACCACTGAAGTCATCTAGGACTAGCCAAAAGCAGTGCTCCCGTTCATCGTAAGTTGCACGCCCGACCTTCAGTCCGGCAGAGAACTCAGTGATGGCGCGTGCGAGGATAGGCCCGTACACGCAGTAGGTGTCCAAGTCCCCGGCGGTTGGCCCGAGTTGGAAAGTATCGTCTGTCTCTGTCGCCACTACAGATACTCCCTATTTGCCGTCTGCATAGCGAGAGCAAAACCTACACGGAGTGCTTTCTCTTCTGCGGTGAGGGGCTTTCCGCCATACCGTTTCCCACGTTGCGCGAGGAACTCTTGCGCTAGCCACGCCTGTGTTCGTTTAAGTCGAAGATACGGGGCTATGGTTTGAACAACATGCGCGGCTTTTCGACAACAGGCTTGCCACTTGTAGAGATTGTGCGTTCGCTCTCGACAGATATTTCCGCCAAAGTGCTCCTGGAAGAGCTTCACAGCTTCTGGCCGCATTTGCGCTACGGAGATTACAAGACGGACATCATTTCGCGTGCACGACCCCGGCGCTCGTTGCCTGCATCTTTGGTGGATCATGATTGATCCGTCTGAATCAAGGACTCCCGCTAGATAGGCTAGTTCTTCTCGCTCTGTCATGGCTACCTCGTCGGGCCTCGTCGGGACCCAGGTTTACATCGAACTTCTTGCGGGTGATAGGCGAGCATCCGTTCGCTGTTCGCTAGGCAACGCTCCGAGAGCGCCATCAAGCGGGCCGCCCGGCGTTCCTCGGCGCCCGGTAGAATCGAGGCAAGACGTGCACCAGACGAGGGCGTGTCACCCTCTGTCGCCTGGGCCTGGGCCACGTGTCCCTCGACCGGCATCATCGCTAGGGTGCGGGCTGTATAGGCAATAGCGCGTTCCCGGATAAAGGACTCCATCCCGGCCTCGATAGTATCACTGTCACTCGTGTACTCGGTCGGGCGTTTCTGGCCGACGACCTTGAGGTGGTCACCGGCGGTGAAGGTGTAGAGGCGGCTGTCGAAGACGATTGCCGGTGTGTCTGCCGCAATGTAGGCCAAGCGCCAGTGCATCTTCGGGATCTCGTAGTCGTAGGTCGAGGGGGTTACGGTGTCGTCCTCGTACCGCAGTGAGCGGATGTAGGCGAAGTCTGCGGGAACATTGTACTCATAGGTATTCGCCACGAAGACGATGGACTCGTCCTCGACGATGGGGAGTAGCCATCCAGCGGCCCCGAGGTCCTGGACGGCGAGGTTGATCATCTCACCGTACTGTGCGTCGTCGAGCTGCCGCATCAGTGGGTCCTGAGCAGCCATTGCCACGCGCTTCTTCATCGTTGCGAAGTCCATGGCCTACCTCCCCGGCACCAGCTTAGATCCAGCAAGGATCCGGCACTCGTCAGGTGCGTTCATCAGCAGTATCTCACTGAGGTTCCACGCTTGCTCGGCGATGCGTGCGCGCTCGCGGTCTAGCTCTGAGGTCCCCGCCATCAGGGCGTTGGCCGCGTAGTAGACCGCCCGCTCACGTAGGAAGGAGAGGATCGGTGGGTCCACAGTCCCACCAGTAGTGCAGTCCGCGAAACGGCACTGGCCGATGAACTTGAGCTTCCTCCCGGCCTGCATGGTGAAGTAGCGCGAGTCCAGGAAGACCTGTGGCTTGTCGCCGTCGTAACCGATGCGCCACTGCCAGCGGGGGATGATTGTGTCGTACTCACCGTCAGTGTTCTCTACACGTAGCTCGTAGAGGGTAACAAAGGTCGCGGGTACGTCATAGACATAGGTGCCCGCGACGAGGGGGGTTGCCTCGTCTTCGTTGAGCTTCGTGTACCACCCGGCAGAATGAAGGTCTGCTATGGCGTCGTTCACGAAGAGTAGGTAATTAGCCTGCGTGTTCTCATCAAACGCAATATCGCGGCAGAGCGCAGCGACTCGCGTAGCTAGCTCGTTGCCAGTCATCGCGTTCCCCTATCGCGTTCGCCCCGGAATAGAAGGCGCCATAACGCCCTGAGCGAGGTCCTATTCCAACCTTGGCGCACGATTTCCTTGTGCTCCACTAGGCGCATGGAGCCATCTGGCCGCTTCGCCCAAGTCTGATCGTGATCTATTTGTGGCATGGTTTCTCCTAGAGCACTCGCCGCACCTGTACCATCAGGTGCTTAGCAGTCAACATGGCTGTGGGTTCTGGAGCATCCGCTGGCAGTCCGGCGGCGACGAGCGCTTCCTGGCCTGTCTTTAGATGGACGCAGGAGATGGGGACGCTTAAACTCGCCACTGCTCCGGTAGAGACGGGAGCAGTTGCAATCGTATCCATATCTGCGCCTCTAAGTGAAACGCTAATGTCCGGCACACCCGCGATGAAATAGAATCCTTCCGTGAGTTCCTCGTCGATGACGACCTCCTTACCACCAGTTGCACTCACGTCCACCGTACCCCCATCTACGATTAGCGTGCTCGGTTTGTCAAGCGCATCGTCATAGTTGTAAAGCCCGAGGCGCATCAGGCCCGCACCAAGCGTTGTTACCCGCACGCCGATTCTGTCAAACGTGAAAGTCCTGTGGATGTACATTGGGATGAAGATGAAATTGCCTTCGGCGAGGGCGTTGTCCTCCTTGGTACTCCACATCCAGCCGGGGGTACTCCATACCTTACCGGAAGAAGGTTGGTTCCGAAACATTGAGGTCCCGCCGCTAGCTGCGCTCGGCTCCCACAGGCCCGTGGCGCTGTTGTAGGCGTATACCTGGCCGTCTGTGGGCGCGGTAGCTGCGACCTTCTTAGTGCGGATGTGGGTTGCGTCGAATTGCCGGACGCCATCGAGGTAGACAGTCATGGCTAACGCTCCCCGATGATCTTGAGCCCCCAAGTAACGGACCCATCGTCCATGGCGACCTCGAAGGAGTCACCGTCACCAAGGGTGACCTCCTCATCTGGTACGAACACGAAGTCTACGGCAGAGACCGCGAGCTCCTTGCAGAGCACAGTGTCGTACACCGCCGAAACGCCATCCCCGAGGGTGACGGTAATGTCCTGGCTAGGGGCGCCGCTAAAGTGGATCGTGATCTGCTTCAGCTTGGTTCCCGCGGGCCAGCCCGAAGTAGCCTCCGACAGCGCAGCGGCTCCGGTTGCGCGATGCGTGTAGATTGCACCCATATCTAGCGCCGCCTACTGGTAGTAGCCATACGGGTTCGCGGGGTGCCAGAAGACCACCGTCACAATGAGCTTGCCCGCGGTCAGATCCTCAGTACCCACCTCTAGGAACATGTCCTCGGACGTGCTAACTGGATCCGCAACTAGAATCGAGTTCGCGCCGGTCCCGTCCGGGATGCAGCTCTTGTTGAGGGCTCCGGGGTCATCCCAGGGATCGGTGCCATCGTTGATGGCGATGGCCGCCACTAGGTCATCTGAGGTCTCGCCGGAGCTGATGGCGATAGTCGCTAGATCACCAGACGATGTGAAGGTCGTCATGACCTTGTAGGTGGCTAGGATGATCACGGAGTTGGGCGGGATCTTGACGCCTAGGTGCTTAGTACCTTGGGCACCCCCCGCTGGATCCGTGGCCACATCGTAGTGGGCGACCACGACACCGATCTTGACTTCTTCTCCCTCGCCCGTTGGGTCAGGGGGGCCAACGCCTCCCCTCCCGCTAATGGGGTTATCGCTCATGAAATTCCTCCTACGGGGCTCAGGACCACTATTCCTTTGCGGCTCGCTCTTGCGCTTCGCGCGCTCGTTCTACCAAGGAGCCTTCCTTAACTGGGAACAACGGCTTATCAGTCTCCTCGCCGAAGATCGTTGCCTCGACATCGAAGCCAGGATCAAGCTGCGATTCCCGCTCGGCGGTCGGCACCTGGCGTTCCTTCAACTGCGCCCAAGCTGCGGTTCGTGGGTCGTCGGCCGGTCGGCAGATATCCTTATTCCCTAGACACCACGCGATGACCTCGGGAATGTCGGTCACTAGGACGCCGTTTGAAAACTGCGCCCAGATGTCCCCTTCCCGAGCAGCATCCCGCATACCAGTGGGGGAGTTAGGGTCACGGAAACGGACCATCGTTCCCGCCTTGACGAGGTACTTAGTATTCTTCTCAATAGGCGCGACGAAGACCCGCTTACCCTGCCTCTCCTCCTTGGGCATAGCTTCTACTGGCTGTCCCTTGAGTCCTTCAGCGGCCTCGCGGATTGCTGCGGTCGATTCCTCAGCAGCTTTCCGCTCATCCACATCCGGCCCCGCGTACAGCTCTCGTTCTTCCTGCATGATAGCCTCCTTCTCGCAAGGACCAGGGGGGTGGAGGTAGTGGAGGTGCATCGAGGAAGGAGGCTCTACCTCCTACCCCACCTGAACCTGCTATGTTTAGGACCGCTTGAGGATCCTGTACTCGACGATGAACGCTGCGCCTTCCGACGCCGTGTCCGGGGTGGTCACGGTGAACTCGGCGTTAATGACATCGCCGGGGTCCAGGACCTGACTTCCGCGGTACACTTCGTTGAGGATGAGTACCGTGGTGTCGTCTTCCAGGTCGTAGTTCTCCTCCAGGTCAGTCACGCTATCGCTGTCCGAGTCGTCGATGAACTCGATGTCAACGTGGACATCGTTCGAGCCATCAACCGGCAGTGTGTTAGCGCGGAAGCTGACGCTCAGGAGCTCCAACTGGAAGTTGGCGTTGTCCGGGCACGCCAGGAGACAGAGCTCCGTGATAGTCGGAGTCGTCTCCATAGCTGCGTCACAGGGAACGACGATCAAGTGTACGTCGGTCTGTGGTTCAAATCCGGGCATCTCACTTCTCCTTGGTTCTCACCAGGGGCCGGAAGCGCCGACCCCCAGTGGCTATTAGCTACTCGGCGTAGTGCTGACCCGAGAACACCAGGCCCAAAGTGTTCAGGTTGTCCACTGTGTCGTTGTACGACCCTGAATCGGTCGCACCCTCGCAGTAGTTTCCGAAGACGATTCCCGTTGCGGCGCTAGCACAGCTCAGGAGCTTCGAGTCCTCACAGACGTTATCGGGGCCGAGCATGATGTGCGGCCCACCGCCTGCGAAGCTGCCGAACAGGACTGCGTAAGTGCAGTCGCGGAAGTGATTCCGGCGAATCACCAGGTTCTGCGTTGCGCCCTGGACGTAGATGCCGGAGTCGAAGGCGGCCCCTACACCCTCGAAATCGCAGTCCTCGATGAGGCAGTTGGAACTACCTTCGATAGCGATCCCGATGCGGTTATCGAGCCCCCACTTCGGGAAGCGGCAGTTTTTGACCCAAACGCCGAATGGCAAAGCAGTTGCCAGACCGCCGATCAGCATTGCCGCCCCGCTGTAGAACGAGGCTCCTGTGTCCCGGCTAGCAAACGCAAGCCCGTAGATGAGACATGGTGCGGTAACCGTTGCCACAGGCCCATCCGTGAAGCTCGCGGCCGCATAGATGGAGTGGTACTCGCCTACAGCCAGTGGGCTCCAGCCAGCATCAACGGCGATGACCGAGATACCGGTCTTGTTGAAGGCCACCGTAGAGGTCACCGATTCGCCACCAGGTCTCTTGATGATAACGTCCCCACGATTGGCTACACACTTGTCGATAGCCGCCTGAAGGGTGGCCAAAGGCCGTCTCGGGTCCCGCCCGTCCTCATCGTCGTCGCCCACCCCACTGGATGAGTCAACGAAGAAGACGTTGGGGGTGAGAGTACCCTGACCGTAAGGACCCCCATCCTCGACCCCAGACTGCGGCCCAAGGATTTCTTTGGTTCGCAGATAGCGGTCGATCAAGTTGGTCAACAGCAGTAGTCCTTCCATGATGTCGCTTCTCCTTTCCTTACCCCAACCCGACTACGAGGTCACGCTGAAGTTCGAGATGCGACCTTCCGAGCGCGGAGCACTGTTGATCATGGACAGATCCGCGTAGAAAGCCTGCTGCACGCGGGGACCAGCCGAGCTAGGCGGCAACTGTCGAAGCTGCGGACGCCCTAGAGTGCCGTGGTGCCCAACCTTGTGGTTCTCGCGCCGCAAGAACAAGATCTCGTCCTGCTGCACAGCGGTGTGCAGAAGAATGTCGATCACTCCGAAGTCGGTGTTCAACCGATCCACGACCACACCTGCATCCTGAGTGCCAGGACCCAAGCGCTCTGCCGTAGAGAAGAACGCCGAAATCTTTCTCTTCGCCCAGGCCGAGACCACCATGGTGCGGGCCATCTTGTCGCCGCCAACAGAGTAGTACAGAGCCTGAAGCAAGTCGTCGATATCCTTCCGGGTCAGGGCCGCGCCACCGCAGTCCGTGATCTGCGCGCCGTTAGCCGCAGTCACGTAATACTTGACGCCACCGAACATGGAAGGAATGCTGGACGTACCTGCGGAGCGGGCGCCGTGCGCGACCTCCATCTCCATCAGCACAAACTGCTCGGCAACGGTGTCGGCAGCCTGCTTGTCCAGGTCGCTTCCCTGGAGTCCATAGATAGCAGTCTCCATTCGGCGGAAGGACTCCTGCACGCCGACAGAGTGGACCTGGCTGTGGTTGTACGGCATCGCGAAGATGCTCGTCGGCCGAAAGACCCAGTTGTCGTTCTCGTGCATGGAGAAACCAGACACGAAAATCTCATCTGTAGTCGCCCAGGTCTCGCCGGTCATGGATCCACCACCAGCGATCTCGCGCTGAACGGTCAGGTTGTTCGCGTCCACATGACCGGTAACTCGAACGTACTCATTGTGAGCAACGCCCGCGCTGTTCGGGTTTGAGTTGTGGAAGATGGTTCCAACTGGAAAGCGGTGTGCGGCGCCGGTGATCTGCATAGTAGTCACCGCGGCGGTCATGTTGGCCGCAAGGGTCACACGCCGGTTCCAGGGGTCATCCTCTACCCACTCGATTTTGGTGTTGTTGTACTGGAAAGACTCCACGCCGCCGAGGTACTTCAGCAGGTCCGTCGAGCGCTCAGCCATGTTGACTAGTAAGGGTGCGACCCATCGCACTTTCAACGTGCTGTCTATTTCGCTCGGATACCCACCAACTGTACCGGCAACGCGCATTGTTTCCATCGTGCCGGACATCAGAGGTAACCTCCTAGGTTATCTATTCTTTCTTACTCACAGTCTGCCACTCCATGCCGCGCAGGTTCTCCTCCAATGCCTCAGGACCCTTGTCCGTTCGAGGCTCCTTCGGAGGAGGCGATGCGCCACCACCACCAGCATCGCTAGGAGCGTGTGCTCCAGCGGGAGCGGGCTTATCTGCTGGCTTCGGCTGAGAAGCTGCTGCCGCATCAGCGGATGCCGGAGCACCCTTCTGCTGCTTCAGCTTCTCCTCTAGGAACGCGGCCTTCGCCTCGACACAGAAGAGCTCCATCTCTTCCGGGTTCTCCATTTCCCCGAGATCCTTTGCCGTGACGCCGTAGTCCCCGTAGTCTTTCACAAGGGTCGTCACCACGAGTTCCTTGTGATAAATGTCGAGCTCTTTAGCATAGGTATCGAGGTCAGACGTGCGGTCTTCTGCCTCCCAGGCTTTCCGCATCGCCTTCTGCTCGTCCTCGCTGAGGCCCGAGATCTTGAGCTCTCGGAGTTCGTCCTTGAGCTGCTTGGTCGCATCCTGCGATGCCTTCATCTGCGTCTCTAGAGTGGCAGCCCGCTTGTCCGAAGCACTCTGCGTCTCTCGACGCACTTCTTCGGCCTTCTCTGTGGCCCGCTCTTCCAGGAACGCATCCAGCTTCTTTATCGCCGCCTGTTTCTCTTCCTCCCCCTTGAACTCATCGGCCTCCGCCGTAGATTCAGGAGCAGGTTCCGCAGGCGCCGCCGCTGGGGCCTCTTCCTTGGCCGCCGCAGGAGGTGGCTCTGTAGGAGTGTCCTTGCCTTCCGTGTCGTCCCCGGTCTTCGCCGCGGGCTCCGCCGGTGTCTTCGAATCAGGCTCCGAAGCCGCCGGAGAAGGATTCGCTGACTTGTCCCGGAAAGGATCATCGGGAGCGCCCGGTGTCACTTCCTGGTACTTAGTCCCCTCTTCGTCGGTCTTCACTTCACCAGTCATGTCTCAGTTACCTCCTTCAACCGGTACTGTACTTTAGATTATACCCTTTATCGTTTGACTTGTCAAGGCCGCTCTTCTGGTTCACTCCACTGGCTCAGCAGCCAATCAAGGTCACCGGAGCTAAGCGGGCTTGGATCGTCAGGATCCGCGGCCAGGAGCTGCGTGTACTCCTCCAGCAACGCGGGGTCCATCGCCTCCCCAGGCTCGCCCTCTAGCCCAGCCTCGCGCATAGCGGTGAGCTGCATCTGCATCCGGGCGACCAGGGGATCTCCCATGCCCAGCTCGGGCGGTGGGATACGATAGTCCATCAGCCGCAGTGGGGGCAGACCGAGGAACTCATTGATCTCATTCAACTCATCTCCGACGCTCCGCATGTAGTCCACGGCGACGCCGGGGTCACTGAAGCCGTAGTAGAAGCTCCAGATCTCGTCCCGCCGGAACATGGCTAGCCGCTGCTCGATGGTGAACGCCTCAAGTGGTGCGGCCTTGAACGGGTAGTGCTTCTGGATCTCGGGCAGTGAGCGGAAGAAGTCGCTGATGGCACCCCTCTCCCGGCTTGTAAGTGGCGAGCCCCTGCTCACCAAACCCATCCACAGCTCCCGCAAGGAGCGTGCGTGTAGGAACGCAACCTCCTCGGGTGTCTTCGGGCGCTGGCGTGAGGCCAAGTAGCTCTCCACATCGCGGCGCGTGAGCCCTTGACTCCAGTGCTCGTGCGCAGCGGTCAGCTTCGCGTTCAACTCTTCCTTCAGCCGGTCGCGGTCGTCCCAGCGCTCATCGCGCGCGGCCGACTGCATGGCCCGGCCATACTCTAGCGTGAGGTGCATGTACTCGTTGAAGGAATCCTGCCACCCCTTCTCGTCGTAGCCGCCCGCGCCATAAGCGGGGAATTGCTCGAGCCACTCCTCTTGGGCGCGCTCCAGGTGCTCGTAGGATTCCCCGGCCTCGCCCTCGTTCTCGTACCACTCACTACGCAGGGCGTACCACTCGTCGTCTATAGTGCGCAGCGCGAAGTCGCGGGGTGGGTGCCGGAGTGAGAGCTCAGTATCTCGGTAGGGGTACATATTCTGGACGATCTCACGGAGGCGGCTCTGCTCCGCCCGCATGTCCGTCCGTTCCTTCTTCAGGAAGTTGATCTGCTCGCGCACCGAGTCAGTCTGCGTTAGGTCTGCGAGGGAGGTCAACTCCGACTCGATCCGCTGGAGCGGTACGTAGAATGGGGAGTCCACGATGCGCTCGATGTCCTCGTAGAAGAGGGCTGTATCGACAGCCTTCCTCTTCGCCTCTGGATCACCGAGGCCACGGACCACGGCACTTCGTATCTCGAACTCGGGGTACTTCTCGAAGAACTCGTCGATCTTCCCCTGCTCTGCGTACTCGCTGTAGGCTGTTCGGAGACCGTACCAGATCCTCTCGCCCTCCTGGAGGCCACGAACCCCACCTACCGGGAAGCCCATCCAGTGGGTAGTCATACGCAGGAAGTCCTCGCCCGCCGCCGCACGCAGGGCCACATACCATGCCTTGCCTTTGTGGTTCCGCACAGCCTCCATGGCCGCGCGAACCTGCACATCGTGTGGCTCGCCGGGCAAGAGTTCGTCGGTCGCGGCCAGCGCCCAGCAGGCGCGCTCAGCCCGGTACTCGTCGAAGCGGTCGGGCTCCATGTTCAGGACCCGGCTCAAGAAGGGGACACTGAAGTGACCTTTCTCTGTGTATGTGTACATCTCCTCTTCGGGGATGGCATCAAGGTCGCCGCCGAAGAGCCAGCGCTGGGCAGCGAGGCCCGTAGCGGACAGCGGGATCCCAAAGGGGCCGCCGGAGAATTGCACGCTCGACCAGGCGTTCTTGTCCAGTAGGCCGACCTCGGCGCCGACGATCTTGGCGAATGGGTTGATAGAGGCCATCGGCATCCAGTTTTCCATGAAGTCGAGCGCAAGACCAGCCGGTGTGCCGCGCCGCTGCTCATCCTCGTACTGGTCGCGCCACATGGTGAACGGGAACGCCAGCCGAATAGGGTCAACGAAGTAGAGCGGGCTGAAGTCGGCGTTGCTCAACATCTCGCTCACGATAGGCACCTTGGCCAGCGCCTCTTCCATGAACGGTAGGTAGATAGGAATATCGTATTGCAGGCGCTCGGGCAGCCCGTATTGCTCCGCGTACCCGCGTGGGAAGAGCATAGCCTGCCACAGGCCCACGAAGGCGCCAGGCTGCCTTGCGGCGCGGATACCCCAGTGCACCGTGTCGCGCGTAGGCCAGAAGAAGAAGGGCATGAACGCCTGGAACATACGGTCAAAGCCGTACTGGTTATTGTAGTTGAGCATGATGAAGTCGGTCTTGGCCATCGCCTGGCCTACGACCTGCTGGCTAGACGCCTTCCAGTTGGTCACCAACTCGTGTGTGGCCGTCCTGATCTCCTGCGCAGCCGCTCCCCGAAGGGGGGCTGCAAGTGTGCGTGTTCCCGCCTGGAGATCTGGTATCGCAGCTTTCAACTCCCGCTTGAGGAATGTGGCGTAGGAGTCCACCTCTTGGGCTAGTGGCCCCTGTGCGTTATACACTTGCTGGGCCGCGGGCGGATCATTTGGACCATGACCAAAGGTCGTTGCGCGCCCTGTTCGGTTGCTCTCATAGAGGAGCTTGTTCTTCTCGCCAGCCATGTACCAGGCTTCCGTTGTGCCTTCTTTAGCGGCGTCCTGGATGTTCGCGCGATGGGCGCGGTGAGTCTTCCTGAGCTCGTCGTACCAATCGTCAATGACCCGCACGTAGTCATCGCCCAGGACATCCGCAGTCTCCTTACGCACGAAGTCGTGGAGGCCCTTATAGCCCTCGTCCTTCGCCTTGAAGTAGTCATCCCAGGCCCGAGCAAGGTCATCGGTGAGCTCCGCGGACTCCTTACCTTCGTAGGCGGCCTTCATGTAGAAGTCCTGGTTGATCTTAGCGAGGCGCTTCCCCTGCTCAGCAGTGGCCTCACCGGCAAGGCGGTTGAACTCGCGGATCTTCCGCCAGTTGCGGGGGCTCTTTTCCCAACCCACCAGCACCCGGCGCATGTGGCGCTCCAGGTGGAGGAAGTTGTCGGCCATATCCTCGACCATCACCCGGTTGCTTAACCGGAGCCCGTCGAGGTAGCTAGATGGATTACGCATCATGTTGTTCAGGCGCCCGATCTGCGCGAGCACATCGTCGGCCTGGTAGTATTCCATAGTACAGGCGTCGATCATGCGGGACAGAGACCGGAAGCTACGTGTCCCAGCGATTACCTCTTTCAAGTGTGGCTCCAGGATCTCCATGTGGATGCGGTCGGCCATCGGCCAGATGTCGTTCAGCGCGTAGCGCGCAGCCTTGTCGTCTACGATACCCAGCCCACGTGGTGCCCCGGCCTTCGACCAGCGCCAGGCAACGTCGGTCACCGAGAAGCCACCGGCAGAAGCCACGCCCTTCTCGATGGCATCGGCCCGTGCCAAGCCGCGCTCTAGGAGCACCTCCTCCGCGGTTCGACCTACAGGGATCTCAAGCTCCCCCGTAAGGACCGCGCGGTAGTCATCGAGGAGCTGCCCCTCAACACGCCGGGATAGCTCGCCCTCGACACCAATGTCGTCTAATCTTGCAGCTAGTGGTGGCATCGGCCCCTTTGCAACCCACGAGGGGACGGCGGCTAGCCCACCTTGTTCACTAAGTGAGGCGAAGAAAGCACCACGTCGTGCGGCGTAGTCCATACGCCCGGCTGTGTAGACGGGGAACATGAGCTTGTCTATATTCATTCCCCACAGACGACGTGGTTCCTCGAATAGGCGCTTGATCGGTTGGGATGCTTCTTTCGCTAGGAGTCCCATAGTCTCCCCGGCACTGAGCTCGCCGCGGGCAATACGCTCGCCTAGGAGCTCGTGCATACCGGTCTGGCTGGAGATGAAGTGCTCTACTCTACGCGGTGTCAAGCCTGGGTGGGGGGTGAGCCGCCTCGTGAAGAAGCCGGGGTACTTACCGCCTCTCGGGAAGGCCGCGGTCATCTCAGCAAAAATAGACTGAGAGTAGGTCCGTGTTGCTAGGCCCGGATGGCGTGCGAAGGTCCACATGTGCCGGGCCATGTTGCTGACGTAGTTCAGCCACACGAACCCAGGGTTGTTCAAGGTGAGACCAGCAATGAGCTGGCGCATGTGTCCGACCACAGGCATCCAGCGGTCTACTAGAATCCGGCCTACTGCGGTGCTACGGAAGATCTCCGTCTGGGCCTTGACCATCGCTATGTTGGCCGCGTCGAGCAAGGCGTTCTCTACGGTAACGACGCGTGCCTCGCGCGTGAGCCGCAGAAGGTCGTCGGCGTGCTGCTGGAGGGCGACCTTATTCCCGGTACGCCCTGCCTCTATAATGTTGTTGCCGAGCTTAGTCATGAGGGGGTTGGCCTTTTCGCCCTTCGCTCCAACGCGGATCACGTCGTCACCTATCCGTTTGGCCTGCTGTCGTGCGGCGTTACCCAGCACACCACGCGCTGCGGTCAACTTACCGAGCTCATCCCCGAACCCGCTAGCGCGCGTAAGATCCGCCCAGAATTCCCCCTCGGCGACATCGGCTGTCTTCTTTGTCGAGGCGAGTCTAAATTCTCCCTTGCGACAGGCACGGGCCGAAAAGTCCGCCAGAACCGGTTCCTCATCGAGCAATCCAGGCATACGTTCCTTCACCCAACCCGTGGGCTTCCCGGACTCGAAGGTCCTGAATAGGTCATCCATTAGCTTCCCGCCAGTCTTCCCGATGTCGTCTACAATGTCGTCGATATGGGGGGAGAGCCTAAACTGCAACTGGCGGCGGGTCAGGCGGCCGAAGGCCCCAGGATCCCGCTCGAACAAGAAGGACAGCGCGCCCTTGCCGACGCCGGTAGCTTTGAACTCAGCGTAGGCAGCCTCGTCCATCCGAAGGATCTGCTTCCATGTGTAGTCTCCCTTCGGGGCCTTCTTCGCAGCCTGCCGCGCGGCGGGGGAGAGGAAGCGCGCGATACGGGCGAACTTTGGAGCACCCGTCAATCCACGAACCGGCACCCCAACAGCTAGGTTAGCTATATTCCCAATCGGAAGGAGCCAGAGGGGGTCGAAGAGGATCTTGGCCCCCAGGTCGCCCACAGACGCGGCCAGCCCCATGGGGTTCTCCGCCATGTACTTCTCAAGCTCTTCCCCAGCATCCATACCACGGAGGCCCTTGGCCATGATCTCGTCGATGGCATGGCGGGCACCCGTCTCGTGTGTTTTATCCCAGTCCCAGAAGTTGAAGGTGTACTCGTAGAAGTTGTGGGCCATCTGGAGGCGCATGTGGTCGTCGGGGATATCGTGGTAGTAGGCCCATCCGGCCATCTCCTCGATACGCTCGGGGATCATGATGAAGCGCAATCCGGCTTCCTTCGCGCCGCCAAGGATCTTTCCACCAAGGTCCGTGATGGGATCATACCAACGGTTGGAGCCCCCGTAGCCAGCTTTCTCCAAGTCCTGCTCAGCCACAATGGGCATCAGGGCAAGGGGGTCAACATCACGGAGGTAGACCCACTGGAGGCGGGGGTTGTCGTCGATCATCTGCTGCATAATCGTATCGTGCAGCATCCAGGGATCAACGCCCTTGTACTGCTGCCCCATCGCTCCAGAGGCAAACAAGGTGTAGCCCCCCTCAGTAAAGGGGTCGAGGCTAAGCCATGCCTCCTCGGGGTCCGGCCCGAAGATGACGTCGTTCAGCCACCCACGGTCCTTGAGCATGTCCAAGATCATCGCGTCTTCGGGCTCTTTGCCAATGATCGAGTCGATGATCGCGCGGGCCTGCTCGGGGGACTTGGCTTCTAGGGCTCTCTCGGCCTGCCCCTTGAGGTCCTCTTCGTCTGGGAGGAACCCAGGCTCCCGGCCAAACGTCCAACCGATGTACTCGAAGATCTGGGTGTCGGACTTACCGCCGCGCCAGATATACTCACCGGCCTTCTGGAAGCCGCCGCCAACCTTCTTAGCGCCCTCTACGATAACGTCCCAAGGTCCGGCCATTAGTCTGCCTCAAACGCGCGGGGGTAGGAGGGACCCGCCGGTGCTCCACGAGAAATGTACGCCTTTAGCTCAGGAAGCGTAGGCACCCGCCCGAGCTGGCGCTCCAGCTCGATGCGAGACTGGAAGATAGCCAACTCGCGTGGCGATGGGGGTCTACCCGCCAGTCGATAGAATTGTGTCTCGGCCGCGACGTTCTCCGCACCGTAAAATGGGAGACGCTCGGTCAGCATTGTCTGTTCTGGTCGCTGTGGCTGATACCGCTGCTGGGACGGCGCCGGGCGTCCACCAGCCTGCATCTGAGCCATGGTTGTCATTGTCTCCTGGATCATCTGCTGGCGAGCTTCATCAGAGACGCCTTCCTCGCCAGCCGCTGGTGCGCCACGCCTACCCTCCTTAGGCTGCGCAGGCACGCTACCGGGGATAGGGCGCTGTACGGGCTCAACTCCACGCTCGCCCTGGCCAAACAGGCTCTCGCGCGTCTTCTGAATCATGCGACGGCGCGCAGCCAAGTTAGACAGGGTACTTCCAGCTCCACCTTCCTTAGGCATACTAAAGCCCCCTTCTCAGTTTTTGTATCTGGCGGCGGCGAACATCTAGACCCCGAAGGATAGTGCCGACGCGCGCATGTCGTTTCTTATCGCGCGGCTCCTCGGGTTGCGCCTCACGCTTGAATGCACGTCGGACGAACCTATCTGCGCGCCGTGTGATTATCCCGTCCATTAGATCCTCCGCGGCCTACCACCAGCGCCAACAGCCCCAACGCCCCTAGACACTGTAGTCGGGCGCCCAACGGCCACACGCTGCTTCAACCACGTCTCGCCACGTTCCTCCAAGAACTCCGTGGGCGTGTAGCCAACAGTCACCTCTAGCTGCGGGCGGGTGCGGAGCTCCTCCGTTTGGATGAACTCGTTCTGCCAGTTTCTCATCGACTCGATCTGCTGAGTAATCTGTTGCCGCTGCTGCTCGCTGATGGGCGTTGTGACCTCGCCCTTTGCCGAGACGCCGGTCACCGTGCCGGTGCGCAACGTCTCGGTTAGCTCGTTGACTCGGGTCTCGATGGCCTGGGAGAACATCTCCCCCGGCCGTAGCCCGATCTTCTGCTGCTCACCTGTGACACCAGCCACCTCGAATTTCAGCTCACCCGCCTGGGCACGCTTGGCAAGCTCGGCGCGGTAGGCCGGGTAGAACTCGGTATGGATATTTTCGATAGCCCACCGCTGCTGCACTTCGGTAATCTGACCGCCCGCGCGTAGCTCCGAGAGGTATCCCAAGAAAGAGTTGGTAAAGGCATCTACCATGCGCTCCGCGGAGGCCAGGAAGCCCTCCGACGTTGGGAGGTCGATGTAGCGCGTCCGGCGTTCCCTAGTTACGGTCTCGCCCGTAACGCGCTCCGTCCTGAACTCGTTGATAACCTCATCTGTGGACCGCGACTCCGGGGCGTTCAGGTAGTCCATGAGCGTGCTCAAGATGTCGTCCCCAAGTACGCCCTCCCCAGACTCACGGAGTTCCGGGTCAAGGGCAGTTAGGACAGTGGCATACTGCTCTGGGTCGCTTTGCTCGAAGGCGGATAGAATGGACTGTTGCCACGCCCATTGCGCGGGGTCGAAGTTCTCATCTTGGATCTGCCATAGACCCCACATGGCAAGCGAACGTAGTCCTACCCGCCACCGGGGGTCGTCTGGGGGAAAGAGGTCCTCGGGTGTCACTGCACCAGGAGTAGTCCCCATTCCTAGAAGTTCAGCTAGCGCGGCCAGGTCACCTTCAAAGGCCGCCCGCTGTAGATCTCGAACGTCAACGTCGTCCGGCATTATCTTCGTCCTTTGCTACGCTGAGCGCGCGCTAGACCATCCAGCGCGTGTTGCAAGAAGTATTCATTTGCGCTTAGATGTCGCCCAGTACGACCCCGCTGTCGTGCGGCGAGGGCTAGTATCAGATCGGCCTCAAGGGCCTTGACCCGTAGATACGGGCGCAGAGCAGTAAGTACCTCCGTAACCACCGGGCCACCCTTTCGCCGCCATGTCCACACAGGTTTCTCGTTGGGACGGCCAGGTCGCCTTATCAGAGTCCCACCGAAGACTCGCTGGAATGCTTCGGGGCCTGCGCGGTCGGTCATCGCAACCGTTACCATAGGCGCTAAGTACAACTTCTGCTTCTCCCGCATGGCGGTTACGCAACCTTCCCCGTCAAAAAGTCCCGCTAGGTATCTCATGTCATTAGCCTTTCGCCCATCTCGCCCATGACGCGACGGCCTTCCTCGGACACGCCCACCCCAGCACGAGCTTCGGCCTCACCAGTTCGGCGTGCGGCGGAGGGTTCGCCGGTCTCTGGACCAGGCCCCGGCGCCCCACCACCCGGTGCCCCAGGTATGTTACCCGTCATCTGGCGGAACTTGAGATCCTCAACGAACTTCATGCGGAACTCCTGCTCGCGCATTCTGGCGGACATTTCGGGCTCACCTAAGCGCTCCATAGCGTCCGCGAGCTGGTCGGCCATGAGAACAGGATCCATGCTTGCCATGTCCTCCCAGATCCTGTCCACCTCGCCCTCGGGGTCCTCCTGCTGGAGGATCTGCTCAAGGACAGTGACCAGCGACAGCATCGGCCGTCGCGGGTCGAGAGCCATGCGGGCTGCCGTCAGGCGAACCGTGAGGTCGTCAGGCAGTGCAGGCTTCATCACCGGGACAGCCCGGTAACGCCGGTGGGAATCCAAGTCGGTCTTCGGATTGAACTCGATGCGGAAGTAGCTAGCCTTCGCTGTAGGAGTGGAGACCTCGAAGGGCCGTAGCTCCTTAGCGGCGAGCTGCATCTGCTTTAGGATCGACCCACCCATGCGGGTGCCGAATTGCTTCATGCCGTCCACATACGGCTCCAGCGCGTTCAGCGCCGAGTTCGTGATCTGCTGGAACAGGACACCGGTGCCCTGGAACGGGCCAACGGCATGGAGGATAGCACTCAAGGTGCCCTTCTCCCGCTCGCTGGTCAAGATGTCCACCAGGCGATAGGCGTCCGCGTTGATCGGTGTAGGCTCGTAGCGCTTCGCATCTTCCTCTGGGCGTAGGGCAATCTTAGCCTCGATTCCGCCTTCCCACTCGGGGATCTCGCCCGTAGGTGTCTTGAACACCCACGTACCATAGGTCCCAATGGTGAAGTGCTGGAAGATAGTAGCGATGAGCTCGTTATACTGGGGCATCTGCTCCTCGACGGAACTCAGGATGCTCCTGCCTGTATCGGCCACCCATGTACCTGGCCCGTGCCAGCTTAGGAGCTGCATTGCCATGAGGTCCGCGCGCTCGCTGAGGCGCTGCTCCAGGACCCCCGTCAGGGCGGGCTTGGCCTCGATGTTGACCCCGTTGACGGGCACGCCCACTATGGGGAGCGCCGCTGGCGGGTAGCCGTGCTCGTAGGGTGGGATCACCCACCGGGAGCCTGCCCCAAGTGGGGTCTCCAAGAGATGGTAGTTGGCCTCGCGGGCAGCCTCGCCTACGGTGGCGATGGTGCACGTGATTCCCGGCTGGTTTCCGCGGGAGTTGCTCCAGTATTCCACCTTCACTGCCGGGGTCCATTGGTTGTACTCCTTCTTCAACTCATACTCGCCGAACCGGTCGGGGTAAAGCATGACCAGCTCGCCGAGTGTGCAGAGGCGCTCAATGATAACGCAGTTGAGGCCATACTGATCGAAGAGTGGGTAGACAGTCCGCGAGTCATACACGTCTGCGATCAGGGGGGATTCACGATAGTTTAGGGCCTCGGTGGTAACATGGACCTTCGCCCAGATCCACCCGCGGAGGAGGGCCTGCATAGCGATGCGCTTCCAGAACGGCATCTCGCCGCGCATGGAGAACATCTCGTCTACATCATAGATAATACCCGAGAGAGTGCGCTCGATCTTACCAACGATACGGCGCTCCTCATCTCCCTCGGTTTCCTCACGAGTAAGGTCAATCCGCCACCGAGTCTCGTTCCTGGTGAGGATGGCCTGGGCGGCCTCAACGGAAGTCTTGGGCTCGTTGGAGATAAAGCGCCGGTATCCCAGAGGCTTGGACTGCTGGATCGTATCAAGGAGGGTGAACATACTCATCCAATAATCCTGTCTCTGGTGGAGTGGTTTCCAGTAGTGGCGTGCGTACCGAAGGCGCGTCGAGACCATCTGCATAACACGTGCAGCGTCGGCGCCCTCTAGGAATATAACAGGTGTTTCGATAGTCATTACCGCACCCTCCTACGCATTCGCATGATCTCCTTCGAGAGGGGCTCAAGAGGAGGACTTGTCCGCCTGGCGCCTTGCGGCGTCGGGGTCTGTGTTGGCTGTGGCCCCCCCGCCCCAGGAGGGGCGTCGAGCGGCTTAGTCTCTTGCTTGCCGATGCCAGCCGCCTGGAGGATGGCCACGCCAAATCCTAGCCCAACTTGGGCGGCCTTCTCAAGGCCAACCCGCCTCCCGGCTTGAGCTACGGCAGGGAGCAGCAGCCTTCCGGTAACTAGGCCAGCACCCCCGGCAGCAACGCCTGCCCCCGCGATGATCTGGTGCGGGCCAGGGCTACCGCCAAAGGGACCGCGCCGCGCAGCTCCAACGTCACGTTTTAAGGCCGCAGCCTTCCCCTTGAGGGCGGCCTGTAGCCGGTAGAGCTCGCGCTTCTGCTGCTCGCTGGGGCTCTTGATCTTCTCAAACGCACGCAGGCGCCGCCGGAGCAGAACCGTCTCGTCGGGGCCATACTCGTAAGTGCCTCTTGGGGTGCGCCGGTAGAATACTCGACGTGTCTCTTCGCTTAGAGGCTCAGGCTTAGGCAATTTCTTCTCCAGAAGGGCTATAGTTCTTCGGAATCCCCGGACTGCCTGCCTGTTACCCTCAGGCCGACCGGGATAAGGGTCATGAACAGTCCCCCGCTCCTCCGGCCGTAATGCTTTCCGGTGAGCGGCCAAATGAGACCGAGCCACCCTCAGGGCCTTCCCCACGCCCTTCCCCGTCTGGACTGCCTGGAGCATCACGTTGTACTCAGCCTGCGGCTCAGCCTCATCCGGGTGTGTAGCACGGCCATAACGCAAGAACTTGATAACAGCAGTTTTACCGCCTTGCTGGTAGGTTTTTGCAGCCTGGCGAAAGCGCCGGACTTCCTGGGCTAGTAGTTCTGGTCTCGCCATAGCTACCGCATCCAGGGCTGTGGTCCCTTGCGCGGCCCCTTTCTTATAACTAGCCCGTGCGGGCCAACTAGGATAGGCTCCTGCTGGTCGGGCGCCCGCCGTGTGGCGTAGGTGGGCGCGATGTATGCGGCACCTGCCGCGGCCAGCACAAGGTCATCGTGACTCTGCTTCCCAACCGCCTTCCGCTTGCCCTGGACCTTGGCCCAACCAAAGGAGCCCATCTCCTGGACAAGCGCTACGTCTGAGGTCACGAAGCTGTGCTCGAAGACCTGCTTACGCAGCGCATCCAGGATCTTATCCCGAACTTGTGTCGGGTGGCCCCATACCTGTGGCTCTATACGACTCCGTGGATCAGTGTAGTACCACAGGTTCCGGTAGCCTATCTTCTGTAGAGCGTCAACTGCGGTCGAGCCAAAGGCATCGCGCTCGCCGCCTAGGACACCTTCGTTGTAGTATTTCATCACGGCCGCGGCCATTGGTGCCGACTCACTCGGGGCTACCTTCAGCCGTAGGGTGGCGACGTGGTGCAGCGTATGCACGTTCATTACCACCAACGCCGTGAAGTCGCTTCTCTCGTCGAGCCCACCACCGGCGCAGTCCATCCAGCCAACGTACTTCTCGCCAGGCTGGGGGAGCTCCCAGATATGGAGGTTCGATCCAAAGAAGCTGATATCCCCACCGGCCCACGGCAGAGACTGCTTCTTTATCACCGGCTCCCGCACCTGGGTGCGATAGTAGGCCAGGTGGTCCACACCATCCGGGCTAGCGAAGAAGTTCTCGCTCGCACTCACGAAGCACGTGGAGATCCGCTCGACGTACTCCTGGAGGAACGGTGTGTCCGTCTTCGCCATTGCTCGGTAACGCACCCGGCGCCACAGGAGCTGGGGGACGCTTAACTCGAACTCTCGTATGAGCAGCGCCTCTTCTGGGCTCGGCTCGAACTCAGCGACCCGCCGAGCGAACTCTGCACTCGGGAGGAGGATATCAGCACCCGCCTCGGTGCCTACGGTGTAGCGTGGCTCTAGCCACCATGGATACAAGTGGACAGCCCACTCGCTATCTGGGTCCATGGGCCGAGCAGACACCGCGTGGTCGTAGAAAGTACCCTCGGCGCCTTGCGGCGTGCTCTCCATGTCAAACCACCCATAGGGCGGCCCAGGCACAGACGGCGTAATGCCACCGAGAAGGGAGTATGCCTTATCCATAGGATAGTGAGCCACCTCCGAGAGGTGGACTATGTGGCCGGTAATAGCTCGTCCGGCGACTCGCTGCTCGCCAGAGGTAAACATGAAGCGGTTTTCCAAGTCGCCAATCACCAGCTCGTTGTCGTTGTCCAGTGTGATCTGGTACTCCAGTCCATGCGAGGCCAGGTCCCGTAGGTGGTGCTTGATCCTAGCGCGGAACGTAGCTGTAGTCTGGTCATCCTGCGTCATCACGATGGCCTTCAACCCAGTACCGGTTGTCATCCGACGCATGTTACGGGCCAGCAGCAGCGAGGAAGCCCTCGTCTGGCGGCCCTTGATGGTAACATCACGGCCAGTTGCGCCATAGAGCATCTGGACCTGCTGGGGGTAGAGCTTGAAGGGGACGATAACCCCCTGCTCCGAGTCGATAGTCAGCAGAGTCTCAATCCACTTCTGCTGCCACTCTGGGCTCGGGTCGAGCAGGAGCTTGTACATCTCGCTATCGGGATCCAAGCCCCCGGACAATAGCTCTATCGGCGGTGCGTTAGCCACGTTTCCACCACTTGCGATATGCACAATACCCGGCAAAGGCCAGGATGAAGACTCCCAACAGTGTGTCGGCGGAATTGATCAGGATCAGGAGGTCCGTCCAAGACATCGGTCCCCTCCATAGCCAAACTCCTTACTTGCATTTCATCATGTTGCCAGCGGCCGTGGCCTTCTTGACGATCTTGGGGTCACTGGACTTCTTCAGCTTAGCGATGTCACTACATGTCAACGAGTCGCCCTTACCCGCCAAGAGTCCACGTCGCTGCGCGATGGCTCGGAGGGAACCTACAGTCCCGGCCCTCTTCATCTTCCTCTTCATGGGGGCAATCCACTTCTTAACCATGACTCCACCTAACCACCCGGCGACCATGTTAGGATCTTCTTGATCGTCTTTCCAAGGCGATCTGGTCCTTTGGCCCAACCCGGCAACGCTGCCGCGGCCCCCACTGCCCGGCCGCGCTTGCGGAGTTCCTCCGTAGCGGCGAAGCGGCTTATGGCAGCCCCACCGCGCTTGGCCTCCGCCTGGATTTGAGCGATAGCGCGATTCACCCGCACACCAACTCGGCCCGCCCGTATGTTACGCTGCTCTAGGGTTTGCCCAGAGCGAATCTCCCCGCCGAAAGCCTCCGCGGCCTTTGCGAGGCCCTTAGCGCGGGCTCGTCCTAGTAGTTCCTCCCGCCGCGAGGGACGCCTCAAGATGTCTGGTGGTCCTGCCATAGCTATTCCCCTTCCGGTGGGTTATTCGCAACCCACTCCTCAAGACACTCCTCCAGCTCGTCGATGAGGCCGGTTAGTTTCTCTACGGTGTAGTGGCCAAGGTCAAATGAGCGACGAAGCTCAAGGAGCTGCGGAACTACAGGCGGCTCGTTTGCGCGCTCAACTTCTTCGGCGCGGATGTAGATCATCGTGTGGGGGTTATAGAGGCCTGGATCTACCATTAGCCATTTCCTTTCTTCACTGGGATGTACTTGCCGTGGCGCCGTAGGCGACCCGCGCGCTCCATGCTGTAGGCCATTGCCGCGGCTCGTGCGCGGCCCTTCGCTGTGTTGGGGAATTCGCCACTCTCGATTAGGTGCTCGATCTTCTCCGAGATGCGCTGCGACGCGCCCTTGGACATCTTGCCCTTGGCTGCTGCCTTCCCCTTGCGGCGGGCCTTCTTGCGGATGACGTCACGGCGCTTGTTCACAACCGGTACTCCTGACGCCGTTCCCAGCGTTTCCATGTTACTTCGAGCCAAGGTCAGCCGGGGGCTTCGGGGGGATCAAGGCGCGGAGCTCGCGGATCTGAGCCAGGAGCGCCTGCTCTTTCTCCTCTAGCTCTTCCTCGTGCCTGTCGCGCTCCATCCGCTTTCGGACGTCGGACTTCTCATACGTCGTCCCTATTGACTTGGTGGGCGCATACTTGTCCGCCCAGATCTTGCTCAGCTCATCCTTGATCTCATCGTACTGGTCAATGAGGACCTGGAGGAAGCCGGGCAGGTCATCCGTGTACTCCTTCGGCACAGGGAAAGAAGGAACATTCATGTCGGGAGTCAGCTCTTGCGCCGGACTCCGGTCGCGCGGGTAGAAACTCATCTGTCTGCCTCCTAGTCGAGTGGTTCCAGAATCACGTAGAGCACGCGCTCGGCGCCCTGGGCCTCGTCCGTCTCGTCGCTAGTGTCGATGCTGTGGAGCTTCACGTAGGCCCCGCAGATATAGGGGATGCCGCCACCGACGTTCGCCGACTCAGTGGAGCCCAGCAAGTGTACCCGAGCCCCGGCTGTTTGAATGGTCTTGAACTTGATGATCTCACCGGCCTGGTCCATGACCTTCAGGTAGGAGCTAAGGTTGTCGTCAGGCCGGAGCTGGAGGGCGATGTCGGCTGCGGTCCACGCAGAAGGGGAGACGACGCCGACGACCCGGTAGCCCGCGATGGCCACAGCGCCGGACAGGTTCCCAGCGTTGGCGATGGTGCACGGCTTGTACACCCAATTTCCAAGTCCGCTCATAGTTTGAATCCTCCTAGAGGCTAAAGTGCATACACCCATAAACAGTATACCCCCTGCGGGGGCGCGTGTCAAGGAGCTTGACAACTTCCCGCAGACCGGGCTATAATGGGGGTGCTATGAGTAACCCTACGATTCACGGTTGGCGTGTCTACAATATCGGTCGATGTCAGAAGCACCAGCAAACAGTGCTTGTGGGGTTAAATGGACAACATGTCCATGCCCGCGAGTCCCCCGAAGCCAAGTGCCGCGGCTTCATGAGCTACGCCGACCACGTGACCGACGAGCAACGAATACGCCACAAGGCTGGAGAGATCCCAAAGCACACATGTGGCGCGGAGCTAGACTGTACGTGTGGGTACTACTTCCACCGTCTCTACCCTCGAGCTAGTGGCCAGAGCGTCATCGCCCATGTAACCGCTATCGGCAAGGTGGCTATTCACAGCGAGGGGGGCCGGATGTTGAAGTACCGCATCGACTTCCTCTGTACGCCCAAGATCAACGCCGCCGTTTGGACTACAGCAGAGCTCAACAAGATGGGCTACCCCGAGGGGTGGCACGTCGAGAAGGTTGTGGACATCGTTGACCGAATCGCCAAGGAGCTTGGCGTTCCGGTACTTGATCCCGAGACAGACGAGAATGCCTGTCGCATCTGCCAGATAGCAAACGGTTGGCGTGAGAACAACCGTGAGGAGTTAGACCGTTGACCAGGATTGGCAAACCTCTATACGAAGAGACAAGTGATCCCCGGCCGATTATCATCACAGTGCCGGAGAAGACGAAGAAGAAGGAACCAGCTCCAGCGCTACCGGTGAAGGTGCCTGTAAAAGCACCGGCGAGGGAGCCTGTTGAAGTCCCAGCCTAGGAGGTGCACTGTGCCCGTGTATCAATACCTCTGTCCGCACTGCGGACATGGAATAGAACTCCGCCGCACCATCGAAGAGCGACACACCCCAGTCTATTGCCATTCCCCCAAGTGCCGGGGCCGCAACGCTACGCAGATGCGGCGCGTCTTCACCCCACCAGGAATCACCATCAAAGGAGGCACGACATGAAGTTCTATCTTGGACGCCAAACCCTGGGCCAGTTCGTTGATGAGCTCGAAGGGAAGAACCCGAAGACGACACTCCGCCTTGACGGTTGGAAAGTGGGGGGACTCAAGGACATCCTAGAGACCGCCACGGAGTTCAACCTCAGTCTTACCGCTAAGGTCAGCGCCACCGAGATCCACGGCCGCCTCGGCGTGACGGTCTTTGGCTTCGGCCTGGATCTATCCATCGAGGCAAACCGGGACTACGGCGCAATGGGCCTCTACATGTACGCCCAGTGCCCTCTCGGCATCGGCAACCTAGACCTGACCAAGTTCTTCGCGGGGAGGCTCAACGAGGACGATGATGAAGGTCCAACTAACGACGGTTGCTAGTCTCATCGGCGCCCTAGCCAACGGTGTCCAATTCTCCGAGGCCCTGCAAGTGGCCATCACCGGTCGTGGGGCCCCCCCCCCAGGGTGGGGGGGGGGCGGCCGCGGCCACCGCCCGGGGGCGTGACGACCGCGGCCCCGTGGGGGGGGCGGGGGGGGGGGGGGGGGTGGGGGGGGGAGTGCGGGGGGGGG